AGCACCTTGTGGTGCTAGACATCATTTCCCGCGCTCTCGGCGCTTATTCAGATCTCTGCTCTAAACAAAGCAGCGGCACTGCAACCGTACCGAACTCAGCATATACCATAAGTACTGAGCACTTGGGACACCTCAGCTGTGCCCCCTCCCTAGATCCCTGCTCTAGGCGAAGCAGTGGTACGTCACGTGTACCATATCCTCATCAACTTTCGAGCACAACGAACTTGCGTCGCTATAAGTCAACGTGCCGAAAATAGACAAAGCCTTAGCTCTCCTTCCCCACGCGTACCTCTCAGCATCCGGTCCGTAGTAGACGGGAGCACCGACATGCATCAACGCTTGGGCCAACAACTCTCCAGTAAGTTGGTGTTTAACTAGCTGTAACAACGGGTACATAGCCAGATACGCCTCTCTCTCGATCCGCCAACCGGCTCGTTCCATCGGTACCGTACTCCTTACCGCCTGTTGCCTCCACCTGCAACGCCTGACTCCAGCAGGTTCGACACTGGCACTAGCAACGCTTGAGATCATAGTCTTCTTATAGGAAGCACATCTCATTGTGTCTTTAATGCCACTGCCCAACTCACCCAGGATCATTTGTTCCAGCGGGGTAGCACAGTAGGTTAGGAAGTCGATAGTTGCATGGTCTCCCAGCCCCTGGCTCGCCAACGCCACCTCGTCTTCTTCTCTAGTCATATCCAGATCCACCTCGTACGTCTTCACGTGCATGCCATGGGCCCTCATCGGTCCATCGGCCAAACCGGCTGCCCCAGTCAAAAGCTCCCTCGCCACCCTTGAACTGAGCCTGCACATCCTCTTCACGCTCGAGACCAACAACGCGCCTATACTTGGGTTCATCCCCCTGTTACACAAAGTCCACGAGTGACCAACGATGCTACGCAGTCCTTCCTCCGCGTTCAACCTCACATCGCTCGCCCAGTTTCCGTTGACGCAGGTGGCAATAGATCTCGCTACATACCCGTGGGCCCGTCCTGGTCCGTAGGCCACTCTCAAGAACTCAGCGCAATAAATACCTACACTCTGTTTCAACGGGTTCATGGCCAGCCCATCCTCCTCACACCTAGTTAGTATCTCCTGAGCCGTATCGTAATTAGGGGTGCTTATG